ACAGTAAATCAAGGATCTGCTGCAAATCCTCTTATTATTGGTAATAAAGTTATCCAAACAAACACTGGAGCATCTGGTTTCCTTAAAAAGTTTGCTGGCATTGCTACAGGTGAACTTAGTGTTACAACTACTGGTATTGGATTCACACCATCTGCAGGTTCATTTACATTCACAGGAGTTGGTTTAACAGCAGTAACTGGAAGAGGTGTTGATGCAACTGCTGATATAACTGTTCTTGATGGTATTGCTATTGGTGCAACTGTCAGATCTGGAGGAAGTAATTATTCATTAGGTGATGTTCTGAAACCTTTGCCATTTGGAACTAGTAAACTTGGAACTGGATGTCAACTTACAGTTGGCATTATTACAGCACAGAATTCAATTATTTTGAACAATGTTCAAGGTGAATTCAGTACTAATGTCACTGATTATCTTGTATATGATTCTACTGCTGGAACCAGACTTTCAATTAATGCTGGTGCTGGTGGTTCAGTTTGTCCTACAAGTACAACACTCATCACTGATGGTCTTCATATGAAGATCAAGCAAAGAAATCATGGAATGTACTCCAATACAAATAAAGTTAAAGTGAGAAATGTAAAAGGAACTAGCGCACCTACAAGTCTCCTTACTAATGTAATAAGATCAAGCACTGCAAACATTTCAATTGCTAACACAAATGGATTTGAAAATTTTGAAAATGTAGGTGTTTCAAATACTAATCCTGGATATGTTCAGATTGGTGAAGAAATTATTAAATATGAAGGTGTTACATCTGGCAGTGGTACATCTGGAACTTTAACTGGTATTGGTAGAGCAGCAGAAGGAATTGCTGCAAGTTATAAAGTAAATGATCTTGTCACAAAATATGAGTTTAATAATGTTTCTTTGAGAAGAATAAACACAACTCACAATCTTCAAGATGTGACCAAAGAGGATGCATTGGCAATTGATTCCTATCACATCAAAATTGATATGAATTCAAATGGAACAAATAGAACAGGAACTGGAGGCACATTTATTCCTCAAACAAATTATCTCACTGATGGTTCTACTAATACTAGTGTTGCCAAGGGATCCTACAATATTCCTTACTCATTAATCATACCTGATGTTACTTCAACAACACCAGAAGGTGCATATGTCCTTGCATCTGCTAGGACCATTTCTGAAACTTCTGTTTCAGGTAATGAGGTAGCATTTATTGACCAAGGGTTCCAAGATGTTCAGTTTAACCAAAAGAACTATTTTGAATCACAAAGAATGGTTGCATCATCAGTCAATCAAGATGAAAATCTTGCACAATTCCCTGGTAACAAATCATTTACTTTGAACCTTGATTTACTTACTTATGATAAGAGAATTTCACCTATGATTGACCTTAATCACTCATCTGTTGTATTTGTATCCAATAGAGTTGATGGTCCAATTACAAACTTTGCTACTGATCCAAGAGTGACAGGTATTCCAAATGATCCTAACAGTATGTTATATGTTACTAAAAATGTAACTCTTGAAAATCCTGCTACATCTCTGAAGGTATTCATTGATGCTTACATTGCAAATACAAGTGATGTGAGAATTTTCTATGCTCTTGATCAAAATGTAAGTGCAAAAGAAACTAAGTTTAAACCATTCCCAGGTATCAATAATATTGATACTTTTGGAAACATTATTGATCCTTCATTGTCAGATGGAACTCCTGATACCAGGAAAGAGAAAAGTGATAAATTGACTCAAACACCTGCAATAAATGACTTTACTGAATACAAATTCACTATGGATAATCTTCCACCTTTCAAGTCATTTAGACTTAAATTGATTGGAACATCATCTAATCAAGCAGTTGTTCCTCAATTTAGAAACCTTAGAGTATTAGCATTAGCATGAGTTTTATTCCAGTTGAGGGCAATAAAAACCTGTTGAGAGATGGGAAAACTAATGCCCTAATTAATACAAATAAAAATGAATTTAACGCATACATAAAAAATAGGGAGAAACTTTTATCTGATAAAGAAAGAGTTGACTCCCTTGAAAAAAAAGTTGATAATTTAAAGGGTGATCTAGATGAAATCAAATCAATGTTAAAAGCACTAACTAATGGCTAACAATACTATCACCTTTAATCCAAATTCCAATACTGCATATGGTGTAAATCTTACCATATTGGAAGGTGCTGACTTTAAGTCTACATTTAAAGTAAATAAAGAAAATAAATCTGCCTTTGATTTATCTGGTTATGCAATTCATGGAAAGATGAAAAAAAGTGTTGCTATTGGAGCATCCACTGGTGGAATTCAAGGATTTACTGCTGGTATTACAAGTGCTGCTGGTGGTGAATTTAATATTTCACTTACAGATACTATAACAAAGGATTTAAAACCAGGAAGATATTATTATGACATTAATGTTGTGAGTTCAGCATCAACAGTTTATAAAATGGTTTCAGGAAACATAGTGGTAGAAGGGGGTCTCTCCGTCTAACTAAATATAAAAAAGGATATAGTGTATAATGGCACAACCTTCTTCAAGACAAGAACTTATAGATTATTGTTTAAGACAGTTAGGTGCCCCTGTCTTAGAAATTAATGTCGCTGAAGAACAACTCCAGGATTTGATGGATGATGCTATTCAGCATTTTCAAGAAAGACATTATGATGGTGTTGAGAAGGCATTCTTAAAGTATCAGATTACTGAAAAGGATGTGGAGAGAGGTAAAGCAAGACCTCCTGGAGCATCAAGTGCTACTACTCAAACTGGTATTACTTCAACCACAGTAAATACCACAATAGGAGGAGATTCTACAAATTTTGCTTTTTATGAAAATAGCAATTACATTCAAGTCCCACCTCAAGTTATAGGTATTGAAAGAATATTTAAATATGATGATGCTCAGGCAGCAAGTAGTTCAAATATGTTTAGTTTCAAGTACCAATTGTTCTTGAATGATATTTACTACTTTGGAAGCACTGACCTGCTCTCATATTCAATGTCAATGAGTTACTTGGAGACAATGGATTTTCTCCTTAATACTCACAAGAGAATTAGATTTAATATTAGACAAGATAGAATGTATCTTGATGTAGATTGGGATAATCTGAAAAAGGATGAATTTATTATCCTAGAATGCTATAGAGCACTTAATCCAAATGATTACACAAGAGTTTATAATGACCCCTTCTTAAAAAGATATTTGACTGCTTTAATCAAAAGACAATGGGGACAGAACCTTATTAAGTTTACAGGTGTAAAACTACCTGGAGGCATTGAATTTAATGGCAGACAACTCTTTGATGATGGTCAAAGAGAACTTGATGAAATCAAGGTTGAAATGTTAAGTAAGTATGAGTTACCACCAATGGATTTGATAGGTTGATCACATGCTCAATCCATATTTTTTAAACAACTCTAAACAAGAGCAAAATCTCATACAGAGTCTAGTCAACGAACAGTTGCAAATGTATGGGATTGAAATATTTTACATTCCTAGAAGGTATGTAAAAAAGAATACTGTTATTAGAGAAGTAATACAGTCAGAATTTGATAATGCATATCCAATAGAAGCGTATCTTGACAGTTATGAAGGATATGGAGGTCAGGGTACATTATTATCAAAATTTGGAATTCAAGAAGTAGATGATTTGACATTAGTTGTGTCAAGAGAAAGATATGAAAATTATATTACTCCTCTCATCAAAGATGTTCCAAATATTGAATTATCAACTAGACCAAAAGAAGGTGATTTAATTTATTTCCCATTGGGTGATAGATTATTTGAAATAAATTATGTTGAACATGAGCAACCATTTTATCAATTACAAAAAAACTATGTTTATACTCTGAAGTGTCAACTTTACAGATATGAAGATGAGGTTCTTGATACTGGTGTAGAAACAATTGATGATGAAATTGAGCAGATTGGATATATTCAAAAATTACAATTAATAGGTGTAGCAACACCTGCAACAGCATCTGTTATTGGTATTGGAACTGGTACTATTTCCAGTATCAGAATAACCAACATGGGCGGTGGTTACTCCTCAATACCCACAGTTGCAATTTCTTCTGCACCAGATGGTGGAATAGATGCCAAAGCAGTAGCAGTTCTCACCAATGATTATATTGGTTGTGATGGAACAAAAGGTGGAACCATAACTGAGATACAACTTACAAATCCTGGTTTAGGTTATACTGTAAACCCAATCATAACAATAACAGGAGGTGGTGGTGATGGTGCCACTGCTGAGGTGGTAGGTATTGAAACTATTGGTGGTATTAACCCAATCAGCATTACATCAGGTGGTAGTGGATATGTTGGTGCTCCCACTGTTGGTATATCAACCCCAATTCATGTTGGAGCAGCAGCAACTGCAACAATTGACATTCCAATTAATCCTGGTGCTGGGTCAAGTGTTATTGATACTACAATCAGTGTTGGTATTGCTACCTATTTGTTCCCTGGTGGCACTACAGGTGGTGTTTTCTACAAGTCTGCACCCACTGTTACATTCTCAGATCCAACAGGCACAGGAGACAACGCAAATGCCACAGCAACAATTCAAGATATTGCAATAAGTGGTGGTAGAGTAAATTCACTTACAATTACTGATGAAGGTAAGTTCTATACATCAGTTCCTACAGTAACTATTGCTCATCCTGGACTTAGCATTGCTTCTGCTACCATAGGAATTGCTGGATCATCTATAAACCCAAGTTCTATAGCATTCAGTACCACAGGTAGAGCATATACAAGTGCTCCAATTGTAGCAATTACCACATCTACTGGACAGGATGCACCAACACAAAATGCTACTGGTATTGCTACTATTCACCCCATTACTGGTATTATAACAGCAGTTTCATTTGACCCTACTGATGCTTGGGCAGTTGGAACTTCAGCAACTATTGGGGCAGGATATACTGTTGCTCCTAATATTGCTTTTGGGTCACCATCACCTGTTCAAGCAACTGCAACTGCAACAATTTCAATTGGTGGTTCAGTAACAAGTCTTGCTATTGGAAATAGTGGATTTGGATATATTTCAGCACCAACAGTCACAATATCAGCACCAGCAGGTGTAACAACACAATTTACTGCAACTGGTATTGCAACCATTAGATTTAATTCAATTTCCACCACAGGAACACTTTCAACCACATCCACATCAATTACTGGTATTACTACAACAGGTATAATTATTGGCGATAGAGTCAGACTTGCTGTAGGACATGATAGTTATTATAACTTTGTGCCAGGAGGTACTTTTGTAAGTGGTATTGGTGCTGGATCAATATCACTTAATCAAGCATCAACAAATGTTGGTATTGCAACTTCAGTATTTGAATTTGGCATTAATCAATGTGGCATTGTAACTGGAATAAATCTAACATATGGTGGAGGAGGATATCTATCTCCACCAACAATCACTATATCAAATAATTCTAGATTTAAAAATTATGTTGACATTCAACCAGGTGTAACCACAGCAGTTGGTGTGGCAAATACAAATGCTGCTGGTGTTGTAACAAGTATCACAATCACAAATAGTGGTAGTCAATATGTGTTAACACCAACTATTACAATCTCTGAACCTGTGTCAACAAGTACTGGATCATTTATATTCAATGAAGTTGTAACTGGTGCAAGTTCTGGATCCACTGCAAGAGTTAAGTCTTATGATGCTGTGAACAATATTCTTGAAGTGTCCATTGTTGATGGAACATTTACACCAGGTGAAACAATAGTTGGTAGCGAATCTGGTGCTAGACATTCAATGAAATCTCAAGATAAGTTTGATACTATTGATCCATTTGCAGATAATGATACCATTGAGGTAAGAGCAGATGATATTATTGATTTTAGTAAAATAAATCCATTTGGTATGCCTTGATAAATAAAGAAAAAGTAGCAATAAAATGTTTGAGCATTTTTACAATGAGATCTTTAGATCTGTAATCATAGCATTTGGTTCTCTCTTTAATGGAATTGAGATTCATAAAAAAGATGCCAATGATGATACTTTTAGTATTATTAAAGTTCCACTTGCATATGGACCTACTCAAAAGTTTTTAGCAAGACTTGAGCAGCAGGCAGATTTAAATAAACCAGTTCAAATGACTCTTCCAAGAATGTCATTTGAATTTACTGATCTTCAATACGATCCTGTTAGAAAAGCAACTCAAACACAAGCATTTCATCCTGTAACTGATTCAGGAACAAAGACAAAAAAAGTCTTTATGCCTGTACCATATAATATGGGTTTTGAACTTTCAATAATGACAAAGTTGAATGATGATGCTTTGCAGATCATAGAGCAAATATTACCTTATTTCCAACCATCTTACACACTTCCAATTAAACTTCTTGGTGATCTTAGAGAAGTTGTAAATGTTCCAGTTCAACTTGAAAATGTAACAATGGAGGATGATTATGAAGGTAATTTTGACACTAGAAGAGCACTTGTTTACACTCTGAGATTTTCTGCAAAGACAAATCTATATGGACCAATTAGTGATGTTTCAAGTGATGTAATCAAAAAAGTACAAGTTGGATATGTATCTGGTCAAAGAACTTCTTCTGGTCAAGCATATACTAGAGATGTTTCATATAGTGTTGTACCAAGAGCAACCAAGAATTATACTGGAAATGTAGTCACAGAACTTGCTGAAGATGTTGATACTACTGAGACAGTAATAAGTGTTGGTGATGGTTCAAAGGTCACTGTCAAGCAATACATCACACTTGGTGATGAGGAACTGTTTGTTGAATCTATTGATGGCAATAAACTGACTGTGAAGAGAGGACAAGATAAAACAACTCCAAGTAACCATGTATTAGGAGCAGATGTCTCTCAAATTGTAGCAGCAGATTCTGGTTTCATTGATATTGGTGATAACTTTGGTTTTGATGGTGGAATGTTATGACAGATGATAGTATCATAGACATTACACCAGGTAAGGAAAAACCTGCTCATCTTACCAAGAATGATGTAGAAAAGGATTATGAATATACAAGGGGTAATCTATACTCTATTATTGAAAAGGGTCAAGAAGCAATTAATGGTATTCTAGAACTTGCCCAAGAAAGTGAGATGCCAAGAGCATATGAAGTCGCTGGTCAGTTGATTAAGAATGTTGCTGATGCTACTGATAAACTAATGACCCTTCAACAGAAGTTAAAGGATGTAGAAGAAGAAAAAGTTAGTAAAGGTCCAACCACAGTTAATAATGCTTTATTTGTTGGTTCAACTGCAGAACTACAAAAATTATTGAAGAATAATACTGATAAATAATACATCAGGGAGAGAAATCCCAAAGTTTATACTAATAGAATGTCTAAAAAAGAGGATTTGCCGTCAATAAATGATTATCTAGAGGATAATGAACTGCCCTCTTACAAGAATTTTATTGAAGAAGGGAAAGAATTACCATCAGTAGAAGAATATAAGACTTATCCTCTAGAAGAGGACCAAACAATTGAAGATGCAAATGGAAACACATTTGCAGAGGTTATTGACGTTGTTAAAGCACCAGAATGGCAGGAACTGGTTAAATTAGTCAATGATGTAAGAAAAGATATACCTGAATTACCTGAAATTAAGTCATATGATGATGAAATTGGTCAGATAAGTGAAAAAATTGCAGAAATTCAAGAAAATTTCTCTCAGTATGACCTAAAAAGTGATAAAATTTATGATCTAAGGGCAAAAAATGAAGAATTTGAGGTAAAATTAACTGAAATTGAACAAAAAATACCTGAAGTGCCAGAGGTTAGGTACTATGAAGGTGATATTGAGTTAATTTATGGTAAAATATCAAGAATTAAGGAAGAAATTGAGTCTCTTCCTGAGGTAAAATACTACGAAAATGATCTTGATGTCTTAAAATCAAGAATTGAAGAGGTCAACAACAATATTCCAACATTTCCCAAGTGGGTTAATGAGGTAAATGAAGTACCTGACTTCTCTTGGATTGGTAAAACCTTTGGTGTTATTGATGATGACTTTAAAAATGTAGAAACTCACTTTGATTTAATAAAAGATACTATTAACTCAAGAGTTTCTGAATTAATTGAAACAATTGAAGTCAAGGATTTTGAGCAAAAAGTTGATTTTAAAGATTTTAAGAATGTATATTCAGAATCTAAGGACAAAATTTATAAAGAACTTAAAGAAATCACTCTTAGAGTTTATGACCATAAGCATGAATTCAAGGATGATGATAGAAAATTAAAGAAAGCACTTTTAGGTGAGCAAAATAAACTAAAACAAACTCTTGAAACAGAAATTAAGAGGATTAATAAGGAGAGTGTAAAGACAGATGAGACAATTCTGTCATATTTTACTAATTTAAAAGAAGAGGTAAGTAAAAAGTTTGATTCTCTTCCAGAGATTAAAGATTATGACAATGAAATTGACTCACTTAGGCAAGATGTAAAATTTGTCAAAGTTAGTGTTAAAAGTTGTCTTGAAGATATTAAAAAAATATCTGCAGATATAAAAAAAGCACAAGTTGACCTTGCTGAGGGTCTGCTCAATGAACCACCTAGTGAAAAAGAGACTGCTGGAGGACAAACTGATCCATTAACACCAATGGATCAAAAGTTTGCAACCCTTGATGATCTGTCAAAACACTA